GATCGCGTTCTGCGGGAAGAGGCCGACCAGTTGCGCGATCAGCTTTCGCGCCTCGTCAGCGTGCCCGAGCCGGGCGTGCGCATCGCAGGCGATCGCGATCGGCACGAGGGAGAATTCAAGCGGATTCAGAATCAGCGCCGACTGAGGCATTCCGAACTTCTGCGCATTCTCGGCGTAGTGCAGTGCCGCCGGCCAGTTGCCGACCGCCATGTAGGACTGCGCGAGTCCGACGTAGTTCTCGGCCCAATCGTGCCGCTCTTTCACGGCCTGAAGCTCGACCTCGATCGCGCCCATCGGGTTACCGAGGATGTTGAGGCAGTTCGCGAGTTTGTGATGCACCTGGGCGCGCTCGTCCGACCACAGTGACTCGGGGTGCCGGATGTAGGCATTCAGGTAGGTCGCGGCTTCCGCGAACTCGCCCTTCGCCATGTACTCGGTGCCGAGATAGGCGAGCGTGCGCGGATCGGGAGAGCGCCCCTCCGCCTCCGCATTCTCCTTTTCCCGGAGTAGGATCGCGAGGTTTCGGCCTGCGTCGTATCGGTCGGCCGGGCGGTCGTGAATGTAGCGGATGACTTGCGGAGGGACGAACTGAATCGCCGGCGGCTTGCCCTCTGGCGGGACGAGCACCTCGTGGATCGGGTTTCGCCAGACGTAGCCCGCGGAGCGGCGAATCAGGCGCTCGCGCCAGAGTTGGCAAACGCAGGTTCCGGCTTCGTCCTGCGCGTAGTTGTACAGGAAACCGAAAGCGTCGAGATCAGGTGGTGCGTTCTCGGCGAGGTGGCGCAGGTTTTCGGCGCCAGCGACTACATCGTCGTCGTCAAGCCAGATGACCCAATCGACATCGTCTGAACACATCGCGAAGGACTGCTCGCGCGCCCACGAGAAGTCGTCTCGCCATTCGCCGTGCTCGACGCGGATCGGGGCGAGCGGTATGACAACAGGCTCATCAAAGTCGCACTCGCAGCTGGGATCGAACGTCTGACATTCGACGATCGGCGCTCCGACTGGCGCCGCGCAGCCGGGGCAGTACATAAGCTGCGTGCGCTCGTTCAGCTTTTCCAGTAGTTCGAGCGTGCCGTCGGTCGAGCCCGTGTCGTAGATGTCGATCTCGTCGACGTGCTGCCGGATCGAGTCGAGGCACTTCTCGATGATCTCGGCTGCGTCTTTCACGATGAGGCAAGCAGCGATCTTGGTCATGGCCGGTGGGCTCCTTCTCTAGATGGACTCACGGTGCAAAGCGAGGAAGCTGGCGATGCGGGACGCGGGCGCGGAGCCCACCAGGCAGGACGCCCGGACGACCCGCATCGCCAGCCCTCCCACCTCGGGAGGGCGAGACCAGGGGCGGGAGGTGACGTGCGCCCCTGGTCTCGTGATGTCTCTCAGCCCGAGGTCTCGTCCTCGGACTCGGCGGTCTCTTCGACCGGTCCCTGCTCGATGCCGTTGACGGCTTCCGCCTCGGCGGCGCGGGCGATGATCGCTTCCACCTTGGGGATGGCGGGCCCGATCTCCGTCTTCTCGCCGACGAGTTTTGCGGCCAGTTCGCGACACGCCTCAGCGGACGCCCAGCGCATGATGCGCCGGCCGTCCTCGCCGACGAGGTCGAACTGTCGAGCGTCGCCTATGGCCGCTTTCGCGGCTTTCGGCGTGGCCGCTTTCGCGGCTTTCGGCTTGGCGGTCATGGCGATCACGTCAAGCAGTCGGAGATTTCGTAGCCGGCATCGGGCGCGACTACCTTCTCGTCGACGATCCAGCCGACGGCGTACGAGTCGACCTCGGCTTCCTCGTCGCGCCACTGCCGCGTCTGCAGCGGGCGGTTGACGAGGGTGTAAGCGGCCGACGGCTCTTCGAGCGCGGGCCCGGGTGTCACGTAGAGCATCCGGACAGCCTCGCCCCATATGTCGGAGTAGGACGCCGTCTGACCCTCGACGGCGGAGTTGTAAATCTCTCCGCCGATGATGACGTCCATGCCGAACAGGATCGGCGGCAGCGCCGGGAACGGCTGCTCCATGAGCAGGCGCGCCTGGGTATCGCCGTAGGTGTACTGCAGGATCTGATAGAGCAGCGACTTGTGCATGCCCTCTGCAACAGCCGCCGGGATCACGATCTTGTTCGGGACAACGCCGGCCGCTTGGCGCATCGCCGCGCGACCGATCATCACGTCCGTCGCGATGCCGGCGTACGTGACCGCGGCACCATCCCACTTGACGGCTGCGGTCGTGCCGAGGTTCAGCCCGCCTCCGTTGGTGGTCTTGCGGAGCAGCGCCGCGACCCTGATCTCGTGCTTGAGCAGCAGGCGCCCGAGGGTGCCGTTCTGCTTGTTGCGCTCGAGATTGAGCTGCGAATCTGCGTTCCGGCGCTCGCGGTCTGAGATATCCCAGGCCAGCTCACGCTTCTGGCAGAGGTACTGCTCGGTCGAATGCGACATCTCGACCTTGCGGGGCTTCGCGCGATCGGCGACGAGATCGTCGACGTCCGTCGCGTAGTACGGGCCCTGGTCAAAGACGTAGTACTTGTCGGACTCCTTCACGACCGGGATCTGCGGGCAGACCTGTGGCGCGATGAAGCCCTTCGGCCGGTAAAGGCGCGAGAGGTTTGTGAGGGGTCCGTTGATATGGACGTTCCCCACTGTCTGAGAACCCATTAGGTGTCCTCCAGGTGTTGGCAGGGCTTAGCGCCCCGCTTTAACAAGGGAGTGGTGGGCTCCTGGAGGTGAGGCTTTCGGGCCTCAGATGACCTGGGCGGGATCGACCAGGATGGGGAAGTAATCCCCGGTTGCCGCGTTCTTCAGTGCGCGACCGACTGCGAACCGAGCCGCGACGGCGGCAACAGCCGCCGGCACGCCCGAGGCGATGGCCGGAATGCCTGAAGCAACGACCGGGCCGAGGGCGCCGTTCGTCGAGGCGATCGCGACCTGCGCGCCCATGCCGAGCGACGCTGCGGCGATGCCGTAGGCCTGCTGGCCTTTGATCGCCACAGCAGCCGCGCCGCCGTAGGTGGGGATGGTGGCCGTGTTGATGCCGAGCGGCAGCACGGTCGTATCGGCCAGCGGAATGACGGTCTCCGAGAGCTGCGAGCCCGCCGCTGCCGGTCCGACCGGCACCCACTGAGCCATAGCCGACGCCGCCTTGAGGGGCAGCAGTCCGGTGTCTGTGAAACCCATGATCGAGTCTCCTTTGTCAGGAGTGGCAGTGGAAGAAGCGGTGGGCTCCTGTCAGGCGGGCGGCGGTCAGGCTGCGACCTTGGCCTCGCGCTCGGCCTGATCGAGCGCTGTGGCGTACTCATCCTCCGTCCAGGCCTTCTCGCCGGAAGGCGTCTTGCCCTGGTCGGTCAGGATCTTCTCGGCGCGGGCGACGAGGTCGAGACCATCGACCGGCTTGTCCTCGCCGGCCTTGATCTTCTCCTCTGAGGCCTTCGTGTCGAGCTCGCCCTGCTTATCGCCACCTGAACCCTTGGCTTCGAGCCGCACGACGCCCGCGGGCATCGCAGTGAGCACGGCCTTGAGGCCGTCCATGTTGCCCTTGAACTGCTCGGCGAGAGCTTCCTTCGCGGCGGGCGCGAGCTTGCCCTCGTCGATCGCTTCGCCGAGAACCTTCTCGCACTCGGCGTCGTCGAGCTTGGCCTGCGTGTTCGCAAGCGAGGTCTTGAGCTGCTCGATCTCCGAGGGGTCGTCGGTGGACTTTGCTTCCAACTCTCCCACCTTCGCCTCGAGCTGCTCCTTCTCGGCGTTGGCGGCGTCGATTGCCGCCGTCACGGCCGCTTCATCGGCGTCCTCGGACAGTCCGAGCTTCGCCGCGATTGCTTTGAGATCCATGAGTTGATCTCCTTCGTCGTGGGCGCTCGAGGCGCCCTGGCTGTTTGCGATCTGAGCCTCGATCGCCGACTGCGCGACCTCGACCCATTCCTCTTCCGCCTCAGCCCATTCGGTCTGGGGCGAAATCTGTACGCCGCTCTCGCTGCGCGTGAACGGCACTACCCAGGTGCGAGACTCGCCGCCTGACTCGCGGACGAGCGCCTTCTCGGCGGCCACGTCCATGACCCAATAGCGCGACATCTGGCCGGGCGGCGTGCCCTGGTTGAGCGCCGCCTCGACCTCTTCCTGAATGTGCCGGAAGCCCTCCTCGGGCGTCCAGACCACGGCAGCAGTGACCGGCGCCATATCGAAGAATGGCCTGTTCGTGAGCGTTGCGGCGATGATCTCCTTCGCCTTGGTCAACAGGCCGGTCTTCGGGTCTCTCTGCTTGAAGGTGTAGGTCGGCGAGACGAAGCGATACTCGCCATCCTGAATCTCCTGAATGGCTTTCGGCGTCCACTTGACCTCGGCCCATAGTTCGGGCCCAGCCGCTTCTGTCTCGCTCGTGTCGGGTCGGAACTCGCCGGCGGTGAGAACCATCGCCTTGCCCGTGAACCAACCGGCTGCGCGGGTGTCGCGCAGATCGGGGTTCGATGTATCGCCGCCGTGGTCACGGTCGATCGCGATCGTCCACGTCGCTGCAGACTTCTCTCGGATCGACTCGGCGTAGGTCTTGAGATCGTCCTCTGTGATCGTCTGGAACCAGCGCCCGTTCCGCGCTTCGGACACGACAGGCATGACCTGAATCCACGAGCGCCCGTCGACGAGCGACTCGGCTCGGACGGTGTAACTGTCTGGCAGCCTCGCTAATAGGCGTTCGTTCATGGCCTAGCCCTCCTCGTGAGCGGCAGCGTGTAGTAGAAGCGCGGCGTGAAGGCCAGCGCAGAGTTCGGCGGAGCGCCTGCTCCCGTCGTGTGTGTAGACGTCGAAGAGGAGCGCGCCGGCGGCGTGCGTGCAGATGACCCTGGTCGGCGACTCCCAGCCGAACGCTTGGCGGATGATCGCCGATGGTGCGGCCGGGACGATGCCGCCCGGAGCGGAGCGCTTTTTGTGACGGAACAGGCTCATGGCGCTCACCTCTCAGGCTGCGCGTTTCTTCGGCTGAGGCTTCGTCTCGGGGTTCGGCTCGGGCATGCGCACGTTCTCGACGCGATCGTCGAAGACCATCACTCCACGGCAGCGACCGCCGCCGTAGCAGTAGGCCGGGGGTAGAAGCGCGTAATACTCGGAGCTATCGAGTTCGACAACGTCGCCATGCACTCCGCCGCAGGCCTCGCACATCGCCTTGTCGAGCTGCTCGGAGCGCATCGCGAACTTCGGCGGCGTCTCAAACGAGAGTGCGCCTGCGGTGCGCCCGAGATTGAGCGTCTCGCCGACCAGTTCTAGCGTGTGCAGGTGCAGACCGCGCGAGCCAGCGGTGAGCGCGGCATCGATGATGACCGCCTCGTCGGCACCGGCAGCCCGGGCGGCTTTAGCAGCGCCATCGATCGCGCCCGCGATGATCCAGGCCGAGTACTTGCTTCGGCGCTTGAGCAGCTTCGTGATCCCGTCGAGACCCTTGCGCGCGGCCTCGGAATGCTCGCCGATGTCGGGTATCGCGTAAGCGCGCACTGCTCTCGGCGTGGGTTCGCCGTGCTTGGCGCGCATCGCCTTGATCTCGCGCCGTGCTTCCGTGTAGCCGAAGCGGGCTGTCTGCTCGAGCGCATGGAAGAGGCGGTCTGCCACCTCACCCCGCCGCGCTTTCGGGATCGACTTGAGATCAGCGATGCCGAGCGCGAGTCGCTTGACTGCCGGCCCGACGTCGCGCTCGAGCGCAGCCCTGCGGTCAGTAATGTGCGCGAGGTGGCCTGCCCAATCGACGCGCTGCTCTGCAGCGGTCAGCGGGCGGCTCGGCTCCCAGGTCATGCCGCTATTCGCCCGCCGTAGTCGCCGGGTTCGCGTATTAGCTGCAGCAGCTTCTGCGCTTCCGCGGGAGTCTTGGCGCCGCCGGCGGCGCCGCGATGCAGGATCTCGTTGACCGCCTGGCGGCGCTCCTCGAAGGAGAGGTCGGCCAAGCGCACGAGCTGGTCACCGACTCCGCAAGGTTCAGGCTCGACGTACATGGCGGGATCACTCCTCCTCGACCGGCACGTCCGGCTGAGGCTCAGGCAGAACGTTCGGCGGTGGCGGTGCCGGCGGCTCGGGCTTCTCTTGCTCTTCGTCCTCGGGCGGCATATCAGTGAACTTGCGAACGGCACCGCGGTACGTGCTATCGGGCTTGATCGCTCCCGAGTTGACGAGCTTGTAGTGCGCGTCGGCGAACTCGGTCAGGTTGCGAGCCTCGATGTTCGCGACGGTGAGCTTCGGGTAGGCCTCGACGCCCGCATAGTTGAGGTCGATCAGCCACTTGATGCGCTCGTTGAAGACCTCGGCGATGTAGCGAGCAACGCCGTGCAGCGCGTCGTACCACACCCGCGACTGCGTATCGCCGGTCGAGCGGGCGCCGGTCTGGCCGTGCCCGAGCTCTGAGAAGCGCGCGAGCACCGAGCCCTTGATCTCCGAGCGGTGGTACTGCAGCTTTTGCGTGAAGTCCGGCAGGCCCCCGGGCGGCACGACGATCTCCCACGTCCAGCCGTCCTGCCCAACACCAGCGCCTAGCGCCTTCGGCCCGGGCGAGACGATGTAGGGCGTCTTCTCTTCGGCACCGAGCGACTGCAGAATCTCTTCGATTCGCTCCGCGACCTTCGCGTCATCCTTCTCGGCCTGCGGCGGATAGGCGACCCATACGCCGATGCCGTGCCTGATCGCTGCGAACACGTCGATCTTCTCGAGCAGTTCCTTCAGGTACCAGTGCTTGTAGGCCGAGCGGAGAAGCGAGCGCCCGGTGAAGTCGTCGCCGCGCTTGCGGTTCGTGAAGACCGCGAGCTGCGAGGCCGGGATCTCGACCTCATCCCAGGAGCCGTCGGGTCGGTAGGCATTCTGCGTGATCGACGCCAGCCGCCCGCCGTCCATGTTCCACTTCGTGATCGTGCGCGGCATGCGCGGCTCGAAGCGCTCGAACGTGGCGAACTGCCGGCGCGGCACGACTATGCGCTTCGGCGTGCGCCTGCCCTGCTTGTCGACGTCGTACTCGTTCGGCACCTCATAGCTGATCTCGCGCTCGATGATCTTGCACGGCGTCTCGAAGACGTAGCTCCCGAAGATGAGGTAGTCGGTCACCTCGTCGAGAAGCTCAGGCCACGGTTGCTCAAGCCACTCGAACAGAGCGCAGCGCGCGACCTCGGCCTGCTCGAGCTGGTCGGGCTCGGCACCCGCCGCCTCGATCAGCCACTCGGCATTCAAGACCGGCGCCGTGATGTGCCCGATTGCCTCTTGCGTCGAGCCGTCAGAAGAGCGCATGCGCTCGAAGGTCGTCAGCGCTCGCTCGCCCTTGAGGTCAGGGTTGTACTCCTCGGCCTGTAGGTAGCCGTTGAAGTTGAGCGTGCCCGATGCGCCGAGTGCCTTCGGCGCTTGCGGCGTACCTTCCCGAGCAGCAGTCGCGCGTCTGATCTCGAGGTTTCCGATCTTCACGGGGTGCCTCCTAGAAGGTGTGCTCGAGGAAGGGCGTTTTCTTCGGCTTGGCGCCGGCGTCAGTGCTCGGCGCGCGGTGGAAGTTCTGCTGCCCGACGCGGTTCAGGAACTGCGTCACGGAGTCGACCTGGTCATCGTTCGCGCCCTTCGGGAAGCGCGCGCACTCCTCGATGATCTCCTGCGCCCAGGCGGGCGTCAGCGTCTTGTCGTAGCTGCCGGCGCCGTCATCCTTGCCCGGCACGAAGACGTTGCCTGCTTCGATCTGCGGCGAGGCGTCATGCGCTCGAGCGACCTTGTCTTTCTCGACGTTGACCGGGATCACGCCTGAGACCTTGTCGCGCAACCATGCGACGACCTCGGGACCGTTGGCAGCGTTCTCGACGAGGTGCATCTGCGGCACGTTCGGGAAGCTGCGCGAGCACCAGTCGGCGATCTCCCACACCGCGTTTCGCGTCTCAGGCAGGCCCATCCGCTCACGGATGCGGCGCACGAGGTAGCGGCTCACGCCAGAGCAGACCCACACCGTGCCCACCGCGTAGTCGTTCGTCGTCTTTTCCTTGAGCGACGTATCCCAGGAGGTGAAGAGGGCGATCGGCTCAGGCCCGCGCCACTCGTCAAGCCACTCGACCGGGAAGTACTTCCACCAGCCTCGCTTCAAGATGCCTCCCGTCGCCGGCGATGGCAACTGCTGCAACTGACCCGCTGCGCGGTAGGAGCCGAGCGAGACCTTGAGCCGTGCGATCGCGTCTCGGCCGAAGTGGTCAGGCCAGAGCAGTTCGTCGGGTTCAGTGCGCGGATCGTCAGGCCAGATGAACAGGTGCTTCGGTGCGTACTCGGCGGGCAGGCAGAGATGCGTCCAGCCGCCCTGCTCGAGCACGTGCCCTGCGAGATCATGCTCATGGATGCGCTGCATGACGCCGACGAACGCGCCCTCATCGGGATCGTTCAGGCGGGTGGTCATCGTGCCATCCCACCAGTCGAGCACGGCCTTGCGCATCGTGTCCGACTCAACCTCGTCGACCTTATGCGGGTCATCGAAGACGACGATGTCGCCGCCCTCGCCGGTACCCGTTCCGCCGACGGACGTCGCCAGGCGGTAGCCCGTGCGATCGTTCTCGAACTTCATCTTCTCGTTCTGATCCGAGGTGAGCTGGAAGATGTCGCCCCATATCGCCCGGTACCAGGGCGACTCGATCAGCCGCCGGCACTTGAGCGAGTCGCGCACAGAGAGCGACTGAGCGTACGACGCGAAAAGCCAGCGCGTTTCGGGCTTGAACGTCCAGACCCAGGTCGGCCAGAAGACCGAGACCGCGAGCGACTTCATGTGCCGCGGCGGGATGTTGATGAGTAGACGCTTGATCTCGCCGCGCGTCACCGCCTCGAGGTGCTCGGCGATCGCGTCGATATGCCAGCCGTGAACGTAGGCACGACCCGGTTCGAGTAGCGGCCAGGCGCCGGCGATGTAGGAGCGGAGCGACTGCAGCTTCTCTCGCTGCTCGTCGCGATCAACGCCCATCCTGCGTGCCGCGTCTTCGCGCTCGATCTCGGCGAGGTCGGCCGGCGCTATCCCGAGCTCGACGTAGGGATCAGCTGTCATGCTCGCTTTGATCGCGCCGTGCCTTCGCGATCAGGCAGCGGAGCTGCGCGATCTCCTCGTCGGTGAGAAGGGTGAGGTCGAGCATCGGCCCCTCGACGTGCAGCCTGTCGGCGAACATGCCGAGGTGCTTGCCGAGCAGCTCGAGCGCGCGGTTGGCGACAGCGCCTTCGTAGCGGTACTCGCCTACGGGGTTGCCCTCTGTGTCGGTCACGGGCTCGACCTGGGCGGCGCGCTCCGCGTTCGTCTTGAGGCCGTTCAGAACGTAGTCCTGTGTCAGTTCAGTGCGCTTCGATCGCTTGGCCTGCGCCTTCGTGAGCGCCTCTTGGATCGCCGGCACGGTCAGGTTGTAGTAGCCCTGCTGCCTCGCGGTGCTCCCGCGCGGGCTGTAGCCGGAGCGCCTTGCCGCGGCCGTCGCGTTCAGGTCGACGAGGTACTCCTCGACGAAGCGCTTCTGCTTCGGCGTCAGCTCGCCTCTCTTCGCCACGTCGACCACCTCCATAGATAGAGGCCGGGGGGTAGCGGTTGCGACCCGTCTCCGTTCTCCGACCTCTAATAGCGGGGGCCCGAATCGAACGAGCGAAGGTCGGGAGCATGAGTCCCGCCTGGGTCTCCAACGCCCTCCCCGCGATGAGTTCACGAGCTGACCACTTTGGCTCTATAAGCGAAAAGCCGACGCGCTGGTCGGCTTCTAGGGTCGGTTCAACTAAAGCTCGTGGTCACGCACAGATCCGCGCGACTGAGGTCAGAGTAGCGCAGACGGTGGACGAAGGTCAACCGGAAGAGCAGATGGCGTAGACGTACCCGTTGACCAGGGCGATCCTCGCCCCTTCTGAATCCGGGCCCACGACGTAGGGATACCCGTTGACCCATCTAATCGTCACATCGCACGTCTGCGACGCCGTTAGCGGTACAGCCGACGACCAGGATGCGCGAGGGTGCGCCTGGTCGCCCTGGTATCCGGGCGCGACCGAGACCGGGGCGATGAGTGCGACTGCGGTTAGGAGGACGGCGATCATGTGTCTATTCTTTCATGGCTTGCCTTTTGGCGCAAGCCGACGCTCATGCCAGCCCCCTCAGGTTCAGCTCGCGTAGTTCGCGCATGGAGAGCTGTATCTGCGTTTCGTCTCCCGTAGCGACGAACGCCTCATAGTGCGCCTGCTGTAAAGCCTGCAGATCTCCGGTCTCGACGTTCCGATATGGACGATCTTCTCGCCGCCAACCACGTAGCCCTATTGCCAGCAAGAGACAGGCTAGAGCCTCCAACGCCAGCCCGACGGTGAGCACGTAATCCCAGACGTAGTGAGTGCGTAAGCTCATTCCCAATGCTGCACCCGGGAAGAACCACGGAATAGTTGCGAGGAGAAAGCGCCTCATGCGACCATCCCCTGGCTCGCCACCGGGCGCGAGGCCAAGATGCGCCTGACCTGCGACTGATCGAGCCCCATCTGCCGGCCGATCTCGATCGGCGAGTGACCTGCGTCGAGCATCGCGAAGATGCGCTCGTTGCGCTGCGCCTGCTGCGAGGGATTCGCCCAGCGCCCCTTGCCTGGCGCGCTGACCTGCGGCGGCTCGAGCGCCCAACGCGGCACGCGCAGATCGACGGGCATCCATGACGTGATGCAGTCGATGGCGAGCTCGGTCGCTCTGACAAGCGCCTCGCGCGGCGGCAGCTCGCACGGATGCGTGCCCTCCGGAGAGAAGGTGAGAAGCAGCGCGTAGGCGTGCATCGGCCAGTCGTGCTGTAGGCGGTCGATGCAGACGTACAGCTCGCAGAACGAGCCAGAGCGCTCGAGGTGTTCCTTCGCCTCGACTGCTGCCGTGTACGTGTCGCCCGTCACGTCGAGGTCCGAGTCGCGTAGCTGCACCTGCCGGCGCAAGCGCTCGATCTCCTGGTCGACCTTCCGCCTGCGCTCTCTGCGCTCGACCGCGGCGACGTCGGCAGTCTCAGGCGCCGCGCCAGCGACGCGACCGGTGTAGTCGTCGATCACGATCAAGCCATGGTCACACTCGTCGCAGAGCTCGCGACCGCGCTTGCCCGTGCCCTTGCAGACCGGGCAGTCGATGGTCTTCGAGGGTGTCTCTCCTGGCGTGGCTGCCGACTGAACGATCGAGCCTGTCGCAGTACGCGGTCCCGGGATCCAGTCGTGCATGTGCTCGAGTAGCCAGATGACCTTGTCACGCTTCGTCACGTATCAGCTCCCCTTTCGTCCCGTATCAAGTTTCGTCATAAGCTCACGCAGCCGCTTGCGGCTCGTCCTCAAGCGACGGCTCGGGCTCTAGGTCGGGTTCTTCAGTGCGGACAGACGCAGCGAGAGTCAGTAGCTCTCTAACGTCGGCACCGATGAGACCAAACTCCGACTTGAGCGCTGCCCTGATCGCCTTGTCGTCTTTGAGGATCGCCTCTTCAGAGACATACTTCCGGGCGCTTTCGAGGACAGCCACGGCACGTGCGTCACCGCGTTTGCCTGGCCTCTTGGTGAGTGCCCTCTTGATTTCAGCGTGCGATGGCCTGCCCCAGTCAACCGCGTAATTCGGCACGTCATAGCCGAGTGGGTCTTGTAGATACGTGCCGCCGGCGCCGGATCGCTTCCACCTTGTCCCTGTAGGCCAAGCCCCACCGTGAGCGTCAACGAACTCCGAGACCACGTCGTCTCGTACCTTCCGTAGTTCGGTTAGGAAGATCGCAGGCTTGGACTTCGCTGTGCTCGATGAGAGCGCCTTCGTCGCTAGTTGCTCTACGGCCTCAGGGTTTCGCTTCCAGATCGCGAAGGCCTCGGTGAGTTGGGAATCGGTCAGCCCGAGCGGCTGAACAACATCCATGAAATCGTCGTTCGCG